TTGACGTCTCGGATGAGGACCGTGTCGGAAGTCAGAGACACGACGCCGTCCGTACCGTCTCCGTAGACGGCATCGAACATTCCGGTGTTGTTTCCGCGGAAGGCCGGCACCTTAGGTCACCTTGAAGCTGTGCGTGTAGACAGGATCATGACCGGTGGCGTCGATGCGCAGGCAGAAGTTTCCTGTCCCGCGCACGTAGAGCCCGTCGATCTGGGTCTGTCCGTTGATCAGCTTCCTCTTGGGGTTTCCCATCATCATGGGCAGCGGCGCGTTCCGCAAATCTTCGTGGCAGAGGGTGACGGTCAGGTCGTCGTCCGCGTCCACCACGGCGTCGAAGAGCCCGCGCTTCACCACGTAGAGGGTGGTGATGGGGCTCATGTGCTGGATGTTGAGCGGCTGGTTCTCGAGGTGCACCCATTCCCGCTCGACGCCCATGGCGTCCATCCAGCAGTCGACACAACCGTGGGCGCGAGGTCCGGGCTCCTGTCCGTCCAGGGCCTCCCCGAGCTTCGTTCCACAGTCAGTGCAGGTGACGTCCACCATGTTAGATCGCCGGGCTCTCCGCGATGATCGTTTCCGTACCGTCGATGGACCACCTGATGACGAGCTGCGAGCGGTTCACGGCGGGAGATTGCCCCGTTGGCTGTCCGTTGTTCTTCAGATAGACGATCGCTCCGCCGGACGAGCCGAACGGGAATCCCGGCGTGGTGCTGGGGTTCGATCCGGTCGGCAACACGATCTCGGAGTACTGCTGGTAGAGGACGTTCGCGGCGGCGGCGGCGATGACGAAGTCACCCGGCGTCGCCCCGCCGAAGGTGCCCTTGTGCTGGATGATGGCGCCGTCCTGGCGGAGGAAAATGAAGTCCTTCGTGATGTCCGCGCCCGTGGGAAGAGATCCCGAGGGAAGCCGGGTGCCAAACCCGAAGAAGTTTCCTGACGTGATCGCGAAGCGGATGTCGGTGAGCGCCTGGCTCACGACGTTGTAGTCCACCGCATCTACGAACTTGGTCGGATCTCCGCCCACAGGGATGGGCGTCCCGTCTGTCTTCGGGAAGTTCAGCGACCCCGAGTTGGTTGTTCCGTCGTAGACCCAGTTGCTCATCTTCTAGATTCTCCGTCTTATAACTAGGTGCGCACGTAGACTGTGATCACGCCTTCCGGGATGAAGGGCACGGTCTGACGTCTATAATTCCACTGGAGCTTCGGCCTCTCCAGCATGTGGCTCTCCACCACGAACTCGTCTCCAAGGAAGATCGAGCGGGCCGGCAGAAGACGCTGCACCATCGTGATGAAGCTTCTGTCGAAGAACTCCAGCATGTCCGCGAAGACCCTGAAGTTCAGCCGTCCCTGGAGCCGCTTGAAGTACTGCCGGCGGATGACCTCTATGTCTTGGTACGTCGCCCGGTAACGATTGGCCGGCAAGCCAATGGCATTGTTGAAGTTGTCCATGGTCGAGATCGCCTGGGAGATGTCCTCGTTCAGGGCGTCAATCATGTTGAACTCCAGGGCCAGCGCCTGGTTGTCGTAGGTCACGTCTGCCGGCTTCACTTCCGAGCTCTGCAGGATGCGGATCTTGTCCTCGTTCCAGCTGAAGTCGGGGGAGGCGATGTAGTTGTAATCCAAGAGGAACTTCTCGAATGGGGCACGGAGGGGAGAGAAGCCGGCTCCCGAACCTGTGATGCCGTTCTGCGAGATGTCCTGGAAGATGTTCTGGCCCGAGATCGTTCCCCCGATCGAGGCGCTGGCGTTGTCGTTCAGGCGCCAGTGGAGGGCCAATGCCCCCATGTCGTTGGGGTAGTCGACTCCGTAGCTCTGGAAGTTCAGGGTGTGATCGAAGATCTCCGTCTTCGTCAGGTCCTTGTTCCAGACACGGGCTTCCTGCATCCACCCCTGGGCCTTGAGATTGTTGGCGGCTCCGACCACGAGCTGCCAGATGGAGCTTCCTGAAGACTCCGGCGCCGACAGGGTGGCCGACAGGTTGACGTCGACCTCGTCGTAGTTCAGGCGGTGAAGGCGAAGGTTCAGCGTCCCCGACAGGGAGTTCCGGTGGACCGAGACATTGTACCACTGCTCATTGAAGAGCGGGATGTTCGGGATGCTGAGTAGCCCCTCGCTTCCTGTCAGGAACAGGGAGCCTGTCTCGCTGCCCACGAACGGCGTCGTCCAGTAGACCTGGTACGCCAGCTGCTGTGAACCAGTCGGGACGAGGATGCCACCGCTCGAAGAAAGAGCGGTCTGATAGAGAGCGAAGAGCGATCCGGTCGTGATCAGCGGGGTCAGCTCGGTGCTGGTCGACAGCGGGAAGGAGAACCTCACCTCTGCCGAGAGGGCCGAACCCGTGAACGGGACGGAGGTCACCGAACCCGTCAGCGATCCGGAGCCGTGGCTACCAGAGAAGACCATGGCATACACGCTCTTGTCGGCGTGGATGCGGCTGGTCTGGATGCCGACGTTCGGCTTGTAGCCGTACTCCTTCAGGCGAACGAAGTTCTTGTTCACGCCGTAGATGCGGAAGAACGACTCAACGCTCTCCCGTGTACCCTTGCTCTTGTAGAGGTACATCAGGTTGACGAGGGTACGCTTCCAGAACTCGTTCTTGATCTGGTAGAGCTTGACGTCCAGCTCCTTGTTCGCGTCCTGGTTCGCCAGGACGTTCTTGCCAAGGAGGTACTGGAACGCATCCGCGCTGAGGAAGTTCCCGGTGAACTCCCAGCCGAAGAACTTGGCGATGTCGGCGAGCAGAGCGTCCGGGGTCTGGTTGAACTGGGTGTAGTTCGCCCGGAGGACCTTCGTGAACTGGTCGATCTTCACCTTGATCTGGTCGAAGTTGCGAGCCAGGATGTAGAGGAAGTTCTGGAGGACCTGCGTGTTCTCCAGGTTCTCGAGGTTCAGGAAGTTCTCGGGGACGAGCCGAGTGATGATGTTGTCACTGACCCGGTCAAACGCGCTTCCCGAAGCCTGCTGGGTGGTGATGAGGGTCTGCACCTCGGGCGAATTGAAGTACGACGAGAGCATGAGGCTCGGCTGAGCGTAGGGGATCAAGGATCCGGACCCGCGCAAGCCGGTCCAGTAGTTCATGATGCGTCCATTGATCCGGTGACCCGAGAAGTCGAGCACCAGCGGGTCGTTCCCGTCGTCCGGGTTGATGGACCCCGACTCGTTGAAGTGCCAGCAACCCATCAGGTTGTTCTGGGCATGGGCCTGGATGTTGTACGTGCCGGTGAAATCCGCCAGCTGCAAGGCCGAACGCCACACCCTCACCTCATCGAGGGCACCGGAGATGAGTGCCGTCACCTTCCCGGATAGGGTACCACTGCCAATATAGGCCTGGGCATTGGCGATGTTTATGGGGCCTCCGATGAGGCTGGAGGCGGAGGCGATCGCGGTCGGGAAGATGTTCGCCGAACCGGTGTAGGCCACGAGGACCGGGAAATTCGTGTTGGTCCGGTCATAGACGAAGGCGTAGTAGGTCGTCTGTCCGTCCGTCCTCGGGGCGGAGACCTCGGAGGTCACGGAGCCCGAGACCATCCGGAAGGTCATGTTGCTGCCCGAGGCGTAGACGGTGTAGCCGTCTCCCGTGGCGCCCACCTTCTGGATGACGACCATCGCGGCCGAGTTCGTGAAGGCGCCCGAAAGGTTGCACCAGAACTCCACCGCCAATGAACCCGTTCCCGGGCTCAGGATGCCGGCCTGCTGGGTGGTTCCCGCCCGTGTGTCTCCGTAGATCTGACCGAGGTCGACGATGGAGATGAAGGAGGAGGAGATCGCGGAATTGAACCTGAGGTGCCCGGTGTTCTTCGGCCAGACGCTGGAGAGGTACCTCTGGTACGGGTCCAGGTCGAACGTGAACGTGTCGATGACGTCGATGCTGGCGTCGTAGGGGTACTCGTTCAGGATCTTCTCGGCGGTGAGGTTGAAGTAGTCGAGGGCCGAATTGAAGAAGACGAAGTTCTTGAAATCGGAGTAGTCGATCTTGGACTCTGCCACCTGAAACTGGCGGAGCTTGCCGATGATGTAGTTCTGCTCTTCCGGCTTGACCGAGATGGTCGCAAGGCTCTGCGCAGTACCGGCGACGACCTCGCCGGGCTTCTTCATCTGGTCATCGAAAAGTGAGAAGAGCTTGCTAGCCATTCATCTCCGCGTCGCAGAATCGGACGTACTCTTCTGCAAGAGCCTCGTACGTTTCATCGTCCCCGTCCTGTGCCAGACGGACGAGCGCTTCCTCGTACTTCTTGCGGGTCGAGAACCTGAACTCCGGTGTCTTTTGGTCCTGGTCTTCCATCTCTAGAGCTTGCATTGTCCTCACGTTATCCTGAACTTGAATCCCCGGTCGATGATCTGCTTCCGACCGTCTTGATCAAATAGGAAGACAACGCGATAGACCTGCCCCGGTGCGAGGCAACTCATGAAGAACGAGAAGTAGTTTCCGTTCCCATCGTAGCTGAGACGGGTCCAGTCGGTCCCGCCCTGGTACGATCCCGTGCCGAAAGGCACGACCTGCTCCTTCGTCCGATCGTTGTCGATCCTGTAGTAGCCGCGGTTGATGATGGTCCCCACCGGCGAGACCGACCCGGTATTCACGACGGCCGGGTTGTAGTCGAACGGACGGACGAAGACCCGCAGCTCGGGATCTTCATCGACCGAGTACTCATTCTTGAGGTTCGGCATGTCCACTTCGAACCGGCCCGTAGACAACGTGGGCTGGGCGAAGTTGTCTGTCGGCATGAAGTTGCCGGTCATGTAGGCCCGGTTGCCGAGGAACCAGATGTCCGAGAACACCGATCCCGAGTAGGAGCCGGTCGGCAGCAACATGCTGCAGCTGTAGATTCCAGGCTGACCGGTCCAGCTTGCGGAAGCGACCAACAACGTCCCGCTCAGATCCTCGATGCGGACGGTCAGGCAGTCCGGACCGGACGTGATCCCCGGGATGTTGACCGGCTGGCCGCGCACCTCGTTGTAGAGGTAGAGCGTGCCGGAGTTGTCGAACACGAAGTTCGAACGGTCGTCCCTGATGGAGTCGTCCCAACGCGCCTCGAGGTACGGGCGACGGTCCAGGAAGTTGGTGGACCGACCGTGGAACTTCTTGACGAAGTAGTCAAACGGGTCTACCTCCTGCGAGGATGACACACGAAGCAGGAACCCGTTGTTCCCATTGGTCGGATTGAGCGGAAGCGGGTTGATGCCCAACCAGCGTTCTACCTGGGTGGAGACATCCGCATCGACGTTCTCCGGTCCTTGGTCGACGTGGAAGGTGTCGATCAGTCCGGTCTCCACGTCGCCGCCGGGAGTGGTCCAGTAGGTGGTCTTCTTGGCCTGCACCCAGTTCGCCTGTCCGAGGTCGAGGAAAGTCTCCTCGTCGAAGCCCGGACCCTCGTCCCAGGCGGTCGTCACCGAGAGAATCTCGATGTCGTAGCTGGAAGGCAGGGTCTCGGCGTGGCGAGCATCCTTCAGATTCAGCCGCCACATCGGGTGTTCCGGAGCCTGCAACGATGCGGTCAGGTCCTGGAAGGCTCCCAGGTCGAACTGCATCAGGATGTGACCGAGACTCGAGCTCCCGTTCCATCCGAGAGCGCCGGAGACTCCAGCCTTCTTGAAGAGGTCGAGGATCTCGCTGGCGCCGAAGTTGGAGCCGGTGACCGGGACAGTCGGGAACTGGCGGACCAGGTTGGTGATCCACGTGTCCTTCTGTGGGAAGATTCTGAAGATCATTACTGCGACACTCCCTGGATGTCCACCATCGGGTACTTCACCTCGAAGATCGAGTCCTGCGGGCAGTAGATGATCTCGTTCTGACGCTGGTGAGAGACGTCGAACCTCGTGGTGGAGTAGGGCAGGGTGATCTGACTGCCCGGCAGCGGAGCGTTTCCGATCACGTTGGTGAAGGTCAGCTCGTACACCGAGATGACTCCCTGGACCGCCTGCAGGTTGGCCGACAGCTCGGAGACCACGATGGGGTGACCGATCTGCTGCGAGTCGATGTCGAAGTAGTCCTGCACCACCGCGAGGCACTTGGCCAGCACCTCGGTCCGGTTCACCTTCGGGGAGACGGTCACGCCGAACTTCACCCGCAGGTTGATGATCTTGGCGTCCAGGATGTTGATCCCGTCCGTGATCATCCGATACGGAGTCAGGTAGGTAGCGATGTTCGCCTTCAGGTTGGCGGACGCCAGCTGCAGGTGGTTGTCCGCGTCACGCGCCAGGACGTGAACGTCGATGGCGAGCGGGTTGATGCTGTCCCGGCGGACGTACACCTTGTCCGGCTTGCCGAACTTGGCCGGCAGGGTCAGGATGCGGGCGATATAGTCTTCCCTGGTGACGACGCGGTTCTGCGCCGCGAAGAAGGCGGCCGAGTTCGCCTTGACCTCTCCGATGGTCTCCTCCGGAGATCCACCGTCCGTCTTCTGGACGTTGATGCACTCCAGCGACTGGACCACGGCGCCCTTCTTGGTGGCGTCCAACGAGGTGGTCGAGAAGTCCAGCTCGGCGTTCGTGACCGTCTTGATGCTGCCGGCGATCACGTTCGTCTGCGGTCCGCCACCCACTCTATAGGAGACGGTGAGCGTCGTGTTGTACGGGCTGAGTCCCAGAGTCTGGGTCTTCAGGAAGTTCTGCGGGTCGATCGCGAAGGAGGCGAAGGTCCGACGACCGGCCAGCGGTAGGGCGTAGTCGGCCAGGTTCGGGATGAGCTCGTCGTCGAAGTTGACGCCGTCACCCGAGCCGAAGATCAGGGAGGTGGTGCTGTCCGTCGGGTCTCGGTCGGTGACGTACCGACGGGGGACGGTAACCAGCTTGAGCAGGTAGGGCACGTCCGTGTTGTCGGTCAGGTCCGAGTTCACGTCGGCGTCGAACACCGCTTCCTGGGCCAGGTAGTCCACCTCGGTCCAGGGGTTCCCCTCGGAGTCATAGACAGAGAGGACCTCGATCACGTCCGGGTTGCTGAGCTTGATCTGGAGGAACTGCTCGAAGTTGGTGATCTTGAAGGTCTCGACGATCGTCTGACCGGCCGTGATCTCCATGTCCTTGCGGATGGCGTAGTGGGTCGGGAGTCCGGTCGCCGAGTCGAACTGGGAGCCGGTAACGAGACGGGGGTAGTCCGGGCTGGAGGCGCTGAAGACCACATCGTCCAGCGTCTCGAAGATGGTGTTGCTCGGTCCCTGGACCTGGGCACCGGCTCGGAGGATCGGGGCGAACGAGTCATCCGGGATGGACTGGCCGTTGACGGTGATGGCCGGGACCTCGACGAAGAACGTCTCCTTGCCTCGAGCGGCGCGCTTTCCCTGCGGACGGTAGCCGAGGGACTTGGCGAACGACACGACGTTCTCGATCTGCTGGGCCGACTCCTGCTTCACTTCCTCGAACTGCATGTCCTGGTAGAGCGAGAGGATGTCCCCGATGAACGCCTGGAGTTCCAGGATCGCCATACCGGGCGATGACTCGTTGTAGTCCTGGAAGACGCCCGAGTGGTGCGCCTGCGAGAACTGCATGAGGTCGCGCTTGAACCCCTGGAAGTCCTTGTTCAGGTACTTGACAGTCTGGTCCTTGGTGAAGGCGGTCTTGTTCTGCTTCGGTGCCGGCATCTACTTTACCCTCCCCCGGGGCCGGGGACGACTTGGAACAGAGACGCCACGTTGGTCGGCTTGCTGACCAGGAAGAACTTCATGGCGACCCCCACCCCGTTGGCTGGGACTCTCGAATCATCCTCGTGGAACGTGATCACCAGGTCCTGGAGCCTGACGAAAGGAAGCCACTTCTGGAGCTGGTCCACCACCCGGTCGGACATCTTCTGACGGAGCACGTCGTTCTTCAAGGGCTCGAAGAGGAACTCCACGAAGTTGCAGCCGAGGTGGAAATGCATGGGCCTATCGCCCCAGTTCGTGACCAGGAGCGACTTGATGTTCTGCTTGGCCGCTTCTACCTCGTCGTCCGTGAAGGCGAGAACGCCCAGCGAACCGGTAGACTGCGTGAAGGGAACTGTCAATCCAATAGGCATCTTAGTCTTAAGCCGGTACACCCGTTGCCAGCGGCAGCGTCGTCGGAGTTGGCGACGGTGGGACTGGCACCAGAATGTAGATCAGCTGGTTTGTAGCTTTAAATAGAACGCCCGCAATCTTATCTGCCACATCGTCCAAAGAAGGTTCCTGTCCCTTCTTCGCGAAGTCCAGCATGATCTGGGCCATGTCGGCTGGTATCGTGGCTCCAGCGGTGGCGGAGGTGGGACCCATGAGCCCCGAGGTGGTGGCCGGGACGGTGACCGTAGAACCTGTCCAGTAGGAAATGAAGCCCGGTCCCCACCCCGCGAACATCGGAGCGGAGAGAGCGGACTTCAGAGCGGACTTCTGGACGACTGGGCTGAAGGCCTTGAGGGGAAGCATTGCCCAATCGTCGTAGGCAGTTGCCAGGGCGTCGCAGGACTCGTCGTTCGGAACGGGAGCCGTCGAGCTCTTGTCCTTGGAATCCTTGAGCTTTTGGAGGGCATCCTTGATCTTGGACTTGAGATCTGCCTGTACGTACGGCATTAGGGAATCACGATCTCTGGCTTGTTGGAAGCTCCCGTCGAGGCAAGTTGGTCCTTCTGGGGCTTCAGTGGCTCGAGCGGAGGACCAGAAGGACCGACGCCGGTCGGATGCTTGTGGTTGTCGAACTTGTCGAGGAAAGCCTCGGCCTGAAGGATGTGGTTGGCGGCGCCCTCGGACAGCTCGATCTTGCCAGACTTGTCCACGTCGATGGTGACCTTCTTCCCGCCGCCGTCGATGACGACCTTGGCGGCAGAGCCGATCTTCATCGTGGTCTTGTCCTTCTCGACCTTGATGTAGTTCTTTCCGTCCGCGATGCTGATGATGGCCGAGTCCTTGTCGACGAACACGAAGTTCGTGCTGTCCTCGATCACGATCATGGCGTTCTTGCGGAACATGACCCGGACGTTGTCGGACTTCATGACGCCAGCCGGGACGTCGTTGTCCTTGGGGACCTTGGCGTCGCCCTTGGTGGAGATGTTCAGGTTGTCGTCGAGCTTGGTCTTCATGGCCAAGTACAGGAACGACATGTCCTTGGAGAAGTCCGGATCCCCGTTCTTGTCCTTGCGACCGGCGACCAGGTGGGCCACTCCGGTGCCCTTCCCCTTTCCGCCATCGTCGACGGTTCCAAGCCCGTCGTCGACCGTGGCCGGACCGTTCTTGGCACGATCGCGACCGAGGATCAGTGAACTGTTGTTGGAACCGTGGACGGCGTAGTCACCGACACGGACCTGAAACGGAGGGACGTCCTCCTCGACCATGTCGTAGGACATTAGCCCCCGCCCTTGGTGTCATCGAACTTGTCGGCGAGGCGACCGTCCTTGATCCCGGACATACTGGCCTCGAGCTCGGTGTTGTACTTCGGACCGTCTCCGCTGCCTGCTCCCGCCGTGTCGTCGAACTTGGAGGCCAGTGTGTCATCGTCGTCCGTCTTGTAGGTGGACTGGCCGGACTTGAAGTTGACACCCTCGTGCCCCGGCATCTTGCCCACCCACAGGCCGTGTGTCATGTCACGGTCCTCAAACAGGACGTACACATGCTCACCGGGCTTGATGGGGACGCTGACGTGTTCCGGGAAAAAGGGCCAGAACACTCGGAGGTTCTGATCTGAGAAGAACTGGTCTCGACCGCCTGTCAGCAGCCTGGCCTTGATGGAGTTCTTGGGATTGAGCGGGCCGACCTGTGCCTTGACGTCGACCGACTGACCGTTGGGAAGGACGTGCTTGACCTTGTCGTTGTTGCCTGGCTGCGGACTCTCGAGCTTGCCGCCTACCACATCGACGGCAACGACGAGCGCACGATACAGGACCGGTGCGGCCTCGCCGTGTTCCACCAGCTCGCCACGCATGTACTTCTGCAGGAGCTCTGCGAGAAATACTTCCGGGCGCCGGTAGTAGTCATTATACTGTGGTTGACGTGGCATCCTTTCCGGGATCGAGATCGATCCCCCTCTTCTTCATTTCCTCGACGACCGTCGCAGCCTCGAAGCGATCGTCCGAGATCTTCTTGAGCATGGGCGCGACGTACTTGAGATTGTAGTCCAGGCGCTTCAGGAGCGCGTCCAGGCGCACCCTCAGTTCGTCGTCACTTGTCTTGCTGAAATCCGCCATCAGTTGCTCCCGTCGTCTTCCGCTTCCTCTCCTTCGATCTCATCGAACATGGTGTCCGCCTCGTCCTCGTCGAAGCCCTCACCCTTTCCCTTGGTGACGGACTCCTTCTTGGCACGTAGCTTCGCCAGCTCGATGAGCAGGGAGTTGTTCTTGGTGAGTTCGCCCGTGAGCCGGGCGAAGGATTCTGCGAGGGCGATCTTGGCGAGTGGGTCGACGTCTTCGCCGACAGAGATGGCCTTGTTCAGGAGTTCGGTGAACTCCTTGATCTTGGCACGATCCTCCCCTAGGTTGCCGTGCGCCTCGTCGATGAGATCTTCGGATTGCTTTGACACTCTTCACTTTCTCCGGTAGACAAGTACCTGTCCTTCCACTCGTTGAACAGGCCCTTGATCTTCTTCAGGTTCACCACGACCTGCTTGGTGTTCAGCCCGGTCATCTCCCGGAGGTACAGGTAGACGGCCTTCTTGTTGTAAATAGTGACTAGATCTGAGTTTCGCATGAGGAAGATGACTGCTTCGAGAACCTGGGTCTCGGTCTTCTTCGTAAGCTTCTTCCTCCAGGACTCCAACTCCTTGTAGAAGGCGACCCAGAACTCACGTTCCTCGACCTTGTCCTCGTGGGGAGAGAGAGTGAAGTTGGGGTCGGAGCGGACCATCTCGTGGTCGAGATCATAGTACAGGTCCGACTCGAGCCGGTTGCGCTTGTTCTTCTCACGGGTCTTCTGGATGAACCAGTTCTTCGCGATGACGTTGAAGTACGAGAATCCCTTGGTCCCCTTGTTCGGATCGAACTTCGGGATCATCTCGTACAGGTTCGCCAGGCAGTCCTTCTTCAAGGTCTCGACGTCGTCGATGCTGAAGAAGCCGTACACGTAGATCAGGTTCTCCACCAGCTTCTCGAAAGCCGGGCGGATGTGTACGTCGAAGACCTCGTGCTTCTCCTCGACCACCGTCGAATTGATGAACTTCGCGAGGTACTCGTCCGTCTGCTTCGTGAAATACTGGGCCATCGTGGACCTTTCTAGCCTACCGCTACGGGTGGCTTCGGAACCGTGAGCTTTCGGACCTTCGTCCCTGTAAGTTCTTCGAAGCGACTGAGGTACTCGTCGAGCCGTGCCGACATGGTCGCCATGTTCTTGTTGGCGTCCATGATCTCTGGCGCGTTGGACAGCACCGGAGTGTTGGTCAGCTCATCGAAGTACCTGACGTTGGTCTCCACGTCGTCGACCAGGTAGTTCACCAGATCGTCGAACTGGAGGAGCTTCTGGCTCGCTCGGACCAGAAGCCAGGACGCGACGGCACCGTATGCAACCGCGAGTCCCAACAGGATTCCCAAAACTACACCGATCATCTGCCTCTTCCTTTCGAGTACCCGTCCTTGGCCCACCCGCCGCCCTGGAGGGCGAAGGAGGTGGACTGGATCACGCGGTACATGTTCTCCCCGCATGAAGGACAAGGGTACCCCGGCTTGTCCTTGATGGACTGGACGACCTCCATCGTCTGTTGACAGGGGTCACAGCCGTAGATGTACGTGGGCATCAGTAGAGGTCCGGGTCGGAGTCCCTACGATCCACGTACGCCTGGGTCAGCTCGATCGTGCCGTCCGACGGATCGTCGAGCTCGATGTCCCGAAGCTGCTGGGAGATGTCGATCCCCTGCGTCAGTCCCCGCTGGACGATCGCCACGATCTCCACCAGGACCGTCTTTCCAAGTTTCAGCGCCATGTACTCCTCCTTACAGTTCCATTATATCACAGGTAGGCGACAGATGTACCAAACTTTTGGACCACCTGCGCTGCTGCCGAGTTCGCAAACTTCACTGCCGATCGGACGTCCCGAGTCTTCAGCGCACAGAAGGCCATGGCGGCCGTGTGGGTGTCCCCACAGCCGGTCACATCCTTGACCATCGCTTGAATCACTGGGAACTCCTCGGAGTGATTCACGTAGGAATCCCCGATGATCCTACCAGGGGCCAGGTCCGCCTTCACCGTCTTGGCGTGGTCACACATGATGAGGGTCGCACCCTCACTACCGCGGGTGACCACCACGTACTGGAAGAACTCGGTGAAGTTGGTGTAGAGCTTGCTGGAGACCTGGGAGGAGTACTCCTTCTCGTTCACCTTCAGGATGTTGATCCCGTCGAAGATCCGGAGGTCCTCTCGCTTGGAGTCCACGATCGTCATGGGCGCCAGCTTCCTGAAAACCTCCATGACCTTCGGGGTGATGGTCCCCTTGTCGTAGTCGGAGAAGATGACGCAGTCGAAGCTCTGCTCCCAGTAGTCCATCATCATCTCGAAGAACTCTACCTCGGGCTGGTCGAACTTCCTGAAGTTGTCGAGACGCATGACGAAGTTGTTGTTCTCGTCCACGAACCGACGCTTGACCATCGTCTCATGCCCAAGCATCCGGTCGTGCTTGATCCCAAGCTCGCGCAGACGATGGATGACCACCAACGATCCGCAGATGCCGGCGAGGTGCACTTCCACTTCCGCTCCTCCGAGCGCCTTCAGGTTGTGAGCCACGTTGGCCGCCCCACCGAGACGGTACTCCTGGCGCAGCTCATCCCAGACGGGGATCTTGGCCTCCTCGGCCTGTCGCACCGTCTTGACGTACGTGTACTGGTCGAGCATGATGTCCCCGACCACGAGAACCTTGTAGACCTTGTCAGGAGATTCCACGGATCTTCTCCACGATGTTGGAGGTCGAGTTGCCGTCCAGGAACGGACAGGTCACGACCAGGGCGAGATCAGAGCCTACCACCGTCTTGGGATCATAGTCTCCACCCTTGACGATCACATGCGGCTGCAGCGCTCTGATGAGCTCGTAGGGTGTGTCTTCCTCGAACGTAATGACGTGGTCGACCATCCTGAGATGGATGAGCAGGAGGGCGCGGGTGTGCTCATCCTGGATCGGGCGGTCCTGTCCCTTCAGGCGCTTGATCCCCTCGTCGGAGTTCAGACCTACCACCACGGTTCCCCGGGCTCCCGCCACGCTCCTGGCGTAGTTCAGGACGTCGAGGTGCCCACGGTGGAGGAGGTCGAAGCAGCCGTTGGTGAAGACGATTCGATCGTACCCCGTCTCGGGAAACAGGTACAGCCCGGCCTCCCTGATGGACCGGGCGAACCGTTCGTATGTCTCAGACGCCTGCGAATTCATCCGGCCTCAGACTCCTGTCGTCGACGTACCTGTCACCCGGGGGCTTCCCGAAGATCAGCTCGTGGAACCACACTCCGTTGTCGATCAGCCAGTCCCGAGTCTTTTCTTCGTAGAGCTCGATGATCTTCTTCACGTCACCGTTGTGGGTTCGCATTCCACGAGCCGTGTGAATGGTGACGTGCCACCCCTCGTCATAGCAGCGGTTGACCCGGGCGATGACGTCCTTCTTCGGCTGGGCGGTCCAATAGGCGTCACCCCCTGCGGTCTGTTCGCAGAGGGTGCCGTCGAGGTCCATCACCAGACGTCGGTCGTGAAAGGGATCATTCATCGATGACCGCACGATCCTTCATCTTCTCCCAGTCGTGGTCCTCCCGGATCTCGTTGTTCCGGTCGATCACGGCGGTGAAGAGCTTCTCGGGAACGCCCTGCTGACGGCAGACGTTCCGGAGGTTGTTGATGTCCTTCGGGAAGCAGTGGCCTCCCGCGCCCAGAGAACCGTCGTGACCGGGGACGTAGGTGTGACTCACCCCGATCCGGAAGTCCAGCGTCGCCAGGGTGCGGACCTCCTCGTAGTCGATGCCCATCTTCTGGCAGAGCTGGTACATCTCGTTGCAGAAGAGGACCTTCGTCATCAGGATGCCGTTGGTGAAGAGCTTCGCCATCTCGGCTTCCTTCGACTCGCAGCCGACGATGACGACCTGGTTCATGAGGATCTTCTCGTAGAGCCGAGCCTCGAAGAACTTGAAGGCGACGCGCCCGTCCTCCGTGTCACCACCCAGGAGGACGCGGTTCGTGTTCTCGAAGTCGGCCACCGAGTTCTTCTCCGTGAGGAACTCGGGAGAGAAGAGCAGCCTGATCGGCATCTTCTTCCGCATCTCGTCGGTGAAGCCCGGATAGACCGTGCTCTTGACGACGACGACGAATGAGCTCGGGCTTCTTCCCTGACGCTCTGCCTCGTTCAAGATGTCCTTGAGCACCGACTCCACGATGCCCGTGTGGCAGGAGCCGTCCTTGCGCATCGGGGTGGGCACGCAGACGAAGATGATCTCCGCCTTCCCGACCACGTCGGCCAGGGTGTCCATCTCGGGCTTGGCCTTGTCGAAGACCTTGACGTCGAAGAGCTGCGCGGGGTTCCCCTTCTCGTCCGTCTTCCAGCGGAAGAACTGCTCGACGGCGCGCCCGACGTACCCATAGCCAACCACTCCGACCGTTCCCTTGGTGGAATCGAACTTGGCTACGAAATCGGTAGCGTTGATGTCAATGCTCATGCCTACTCTCCCTTGAACCTTTGATTGAATCTTTCCGCTTGGACCTGCCAGCTTTCCGAAACCGCCTGGTCCACCGCGTTCCTACAGATCTGAGAAGCCGCCGGGGTGCCGACCAGCTCTACTATCTTGTCGATCCATTGGTTGACAGGCCGCATGACGCCCGTCTCCATGTCTCTGACGTACTCTGAGGGGGTGCCCATGCCCGGTGGATAGAGGACCAGGCTGCCGGCGGCCTGCGCCTGGCGAGCGGCTCGTGAACTCGGCTCTTGGAAGGTCGACGAGTACGGCAGGATGCCCGTCTCATTGAAAAGCTTCCAGAGTTCCGGTCCGTTGCTCACGTTTCCGTGCCAGACGATCGACGGATGGACGATCGGGGACATGTTGGTGTAGTCCGGATGGCAGACGTGAAGCTTGAACCGACGGTCCCTGGCGTGCAGTTTCACGGCCAATTGCACCGCCCCGATCAGCCCGCGGCCCGGATCCGAGCTCCAGAGCATGGCGTGGGGGTCCTTGGAGGGCGACGGATGGTAGATCTCCGGGTCCACGCCGAAGGTTAGCTCCGTTTCGATCAGGTTCAGGCACTGGGAAGGGTCCAGACCGAGCTCTACACCGACCTGGTTCGCGTGCCAGCCCTTGTAGCAGATGATCTTCTTCAGCTTCCCCGAAGAGAGAGCCGCCCGGACGTCCCGCTTCCAGTCTTCTGGGTAGGTGTGGTCACAGGTGTGGAGGACATTGATGGCGTCCTTGTGGTAGAGCTCCGGAAAGAACTTCCGCCAGTGTACCACCACGTCGTAGCGGTGATGGTCGTGGCCGCCCATGTAGCTCAGCTCGGCGTCGTTGCGGAACTTGCCGCCAGACAGAAACTCCTCGGAGGCTCCGATGTAGTTCGTGGTCGTGACCGTGACGTCGTTCCCACCAAGCTCCGCGTAGTAGAACGGGATCTCCAGGTGGTACTTGTTGAACATGCGGACGTAGCCAGCTCCGAGCTTCTGGTAGTCCCGCTTGACCCCGACGAACGCGATCTTCACTGGTCACCCCAGGTCAGTTCAGCCTTGGTGGCTCTGAGCTTGATGTTCCAGTTCGCCTGCTGGTGATCGTGTTCCAGGGCGTGGATGTTGGCGAAACCGTTCTTCTCCAGGAGCCTGCCCAACACCTCCTCGGTGAAGGCGGTGTAGTGCCAGTTCCCTTGGACGTCCTGCCCCCCATAGAGCCTATGGATGGCGGCGTCCTGGATGTCTGCGATGCTCTGGCCACACTTCGAGCACCCATGGCCGTCCGACCCCAGCATCCAGTTGCCACACCGGTTGCACTGGTAGTCCAGACCGTCGTCGTCCAGCACGGCGTAGGCGCAGTGTTGGAAGTCCGGCACCTGGATGTCCACCGTCCCGCCGGGAAGCAGGACTCGCCAGACTTCCTGCAGGATCTTCTCCGTCTGCTTGTACGGGAAGTGTTCGAGGAAGTCCAACATGAGGATCTCCTCGGCCGACTCATCCTCCCACGGCCAAGGCAGCTTGGACAGGTCCGTCAGCAGGAACCCGACGTCGGCCGGGATCCACTTCGGACCCAGGAAGTCAACATTGAGATATCCGGGCCGGAGGTCCGACCCGCATCCGAGATTGAGCTTCATCACAGGCTCCTGATGAAATCGACCATCTGCTGGGCGCGATGCTCCGGCTTGTGGCCGGCCATCATCTCACCGTAGAGGTCATGGGCCAGCTGCTGACGGTGGCCCGGGTCGGCGAGCAGGTAGCGGACCTGGTCCTGGAGGTCCTGCTCGCTGGAGAAGAACCAGAAGCTCTTGATCCCGTCTCGAGCAGTCTCGTTTGAAACGACGTTCGACAGGACGCAGGAGCGTGTCATGCCCGCCTCGAAGTGTCGGCACTGGTAGCCGTAGCCGAAACCGAACTCCTGCCCCACGTCGGTCGCGTGGTTCAGGATGATCTTCGAGCGGTTGTACATCAGGTTCAGTTGCTCGATGTCGTAGATCGCACCGTGGAAGAAGGTGTGCACTCCCGGCATGTTGTTGACGATCTGGCACATCCTGACCCGGCTCTTGTGGTTGGCACCTGGTGTCAGGCTTCCAATGAAGCAGACGTCGATGTCCTTCTCTACCTGAGGGAGCGGGCGGTAGAGCGTGTCATCTGCCGTCAGGAGCAAACGCTCCGCCTTCTTGTACCCGTACTCCCGGGCCAGCTGGGCGCCGTCTTCGTCGAACGTGAAGGCGAAGTCACAGTACTTCCGCATGTCCAGCATCATCTGCTTGATGTGCGGGAAGCGAAGATCGTCGGGCTGGTAGACGATCTTCTTGCCCTTGGTGATGGCCAGGTCATGCCAGTAGCCCTGCATGGTCTTGAAGACCACCGTGGCGTCGGCGTCGTAGTCCCAGACCTGACCGGGCTGGCTGTCGTCGATGACATTCACCAGGTGCTCGCCGAGACGGTCGAAGCCTTTCTTGAAGGCGATCTCCGTCCCGAACGGGGCGTTCCTGATGAATGCTCCGACGAGGTTGATACGCATCTACTCGTCCTGGGTGCTCACGTAGCCGAGGACCTTGAGGACGCGCTGGCTAAGCTTCTTGAACTGCTCATCGATCAGCGCGTCTTCCTTCTCGGTCCGACCCTCGTCACCCTCGACGGAGCCGATGTTGAGGACAGCGTCGACCAGGACTTCCTTCGCCAGATCCTTGGGAGAGCACTTCTCGCCCTTCTTGTTCTTGATCATTTCAGTTCCCCTTTTCGACTCGGTATGAGTCGGATTCTTCGTGCATGGTGCTGAACTCGAACAGGTCCGACTCCTCGATGGCGCCGATCTGGTGGACCAGACCACGGTCGATGAGGATGGACTCACCCGGCAGGAGGTCGACGTAGTACGGCGCCCCCTTCTCCGGGTCAATCAGTTTCAGACGGACGTGTCCCTTCTGCAAGTACATCGTCTCCATCTTGTTCATGTGGAAGTGCAGGCTGCAGCACTTGTCCTTGTAGATGTGGAGGAGCTTGCCACAGTACTCCGGCTCGTTCTCGATCCAGAGCTCGTAGCCCCACCCGCGCTCGACGCGCTTGATGTCGGACGCGGTCCTCTTCTTTACTTCAGCCATGAGTCGATGTCCTCCTGGAATTGCTTGACCGCCTTGTCCGTCTGGGGATGGGCGATCACCTGCTTGATGATCGACAGGGAAGCCGTCACGATGTCCGCCCCGTTCAGCCAGCAGTCCTGCAGGTCTTCCGGCTTCCGGATGCTGCCACAGATGATACGGCAGTTTCGGTTCAGATCGTTGGCGAACAGGCTCAGCTCCATGTCGGCGTCCAGATCCCCGTCCTTCATCCGATTGTAGAAGAACGAGACGATGGGAGCGCCGGCATCGTGGGCCAGCTTCGCCTGAAGGGCTGTCATGGCCGCGGTGGCGTTCACCTTGACCCCGTCGTCGCCAAGTCTCGAGATCACCTCGAGTGACTCGAAGAGGATCGGGATCTTGACGTGCAGCTGCACCTTGTCGTACTTCCCGAGGGCGTCCCGAAGACGGTGCGCCTGATCGTACATCTCCTGGGGATCGAGGGTGATGACCTCGACCGAGAGGTGCTTCCTGGCCCGCGCACGAGTCTGGAAGACCTGGCAGACGTCGTCCAGTCGCTTGACGTAGTGGTCCCACTTCTCCTTCGAGAAGCGAGGTTCCAGCGAGACGACCTTGGTCTCCTTGGCCATGAGTGACGGGTTGGTCGTCACACCGGCCACGGCGTCCGTCCGGACCGCGAGGGAGATGTCGTCCAGGTTCGCGCTGTCGAGGAAGAGCTCTTTCATGGGCGCTCCTTGGGAACGATCGTCCCCTTATAAGTAGTGCTCAGGCCGGCCCACCTGTTGGCGAAGTCGAGGTCTTCCGACACGGCGTAGGCGGCCAGGAAAGCGTCCCCGGCCCCGCAGGTGTCCACGGCCCGGACATCGTATGCTTCCGACTCGTGGTACTCGTCCGAGTCCTTGAACATGGTGGCCGAACCGTGGTGTCCCAGCTTCAGGGTGATCCCAGAGTGGAGGCGTTCCTTGGCCCGTTGGACACGGTCCACGATGCAGTCCACCTCACGGGGACGACCGACCACGGCCTCCAGCTCCTTGAGGTTCAGGAACATCATGTCGGCGCCGGCGTAGTTGCTGTGGTTGCTTTCCTTCTGGGAGACCTGGCTGTCCACGAAGAGCTTCCCGCCGTAGCGTTCCTTCTTCTGCCGGATGAGGTCCATCAGGCTGTAGTCCATCGTCCCGTGGCGGTTGTCGCAGACCACCACGGCGTCAGCCACGTTGCGGGCCTGGACATAGGCGTCGGCCATGATCTGCTTCAGGTCCTGGGAGTAGTACGCCTCGTTCCGAACGTCGTACTGCACCATCTTGTAGTCGTCGACGTAGAACCGACGCTTCTCCGTCCACTTCCATCCCTTGCCCACGATCGGGCTGTAGTCGAGCCGGTTGAGCTCGTCCTGGGTGGGGGCGTCAGTGGACTCCACCAGCCGGGTCCAGAGGCTCTCGTCGCCGCCGACAGTCAGGAGCCGGACGTTGGCACCCAACCTGAGGAGATGTCTGACGACGAGGGCCGCACCTCCGATGAAGCGTTCCGTTCGCTCGTAGTCGGCCACGATGGTCGGAGTCTCAGCGGAGACACCGAGCTTCTTTCCGTGGGTGTACTCGTCGAGGATCACGTCCCCGACCACCAGGATGTTCTTATTCGTCACCGAGGTACCCCAGCTTCTCCACCCTGGCGATGTGACGGCCTTCCTCGAAGGCGGTCTCCAGGAAGGTGTGGATGAGCTCGTCCATGGAACCCAGGGGAGTGCGCCACTGGCCGAGGACGAGGACATTGCAGTCGTTGTGCTGGCGCATGAGCTCGGCCGTGGCGCGATCCGTCGCCAGGCCGGCGCGGATGGAACGGAACCGGTTGGCGGCGATCAGCATGCCCGTCCCCGTACCGCAGATCAGGATGCCGGTGGCGTCGTCCTTCATGACGCCCTTGCACAGCTTCTCGGCGATGTCCGTGTAGTCGACCTTGTGCTCGTAGTCGTCCCCGTTGACGTCGCACACGCAGTAGCCAGCGGCCAGCAGGAGCTTCATGATGTAGCCCCGGGCCGCGTTCCCGTTGTGGTCTGAACCGAGGTAGATGGTGTTACTGTCCATAGGTCGTGTTGTACCTTTTGTGCCAGGCCTTGACATCTTCGCCGTGCATCAGGCGACAGTTGCCACCGTTGAGGGTGTGGGCGATGTAGTTCTTCTGAGCGATGTTCTCCAAGGCGGCCGCCAGCTCCACAGCCTTGTTTGGAGTGTCGCCGAAGGTCAGGACACCGTGCTGGTAGAGCAGCACCGCCTTCTCATCCGGATCCAAGAGCAGCTCGTCTCCCCACCGGTCGATGTCCGGCCTTCCGGTCGTCCGGATGTCGTGACCGAAGTAGTCGGCATGCTCCGTGCACCTGACCTCGAGGTCCCTACCCGAGATGGCGTAGCCGACGGCGTAGGGCGAGTGGGTGTGGCAGATGGAGTGGACGTGAGGATATTTCCGATA